GGTAAGGTGTTCCTGTTCAAGTTCGGAAAGAAGATTTTCGACAAGATCAAGGAGCAACTTGAGCCGCAGTTTGCTGATGAGACACCAATGAATCCGTTTGACTTCTGGAAGGGTGCAAACTTCAAGATCAAGATTCGTAATGTCGAAGGCTATCGCAACTATGACAAGTCGGAGTTTGAATCTCCTGCTGCATTGTTCAATGGCGACGACGCGCAGATCGAAAAGGTTTGGAAGTCTGCTCACTCGCTCAAGGATTTCTTGAAGCCAGAAAACTTCAAGTCCTATGACGAACTCAAGGCGAAGTTGGATAAGGTTCTTGGCGCTGGTGGCACTGCTGGTGTGACAGCAAAACGAGTTGATGATGAGGAAGCATCGGCTCCTGTCATTCGCTCTGCTCCTGCCAAGAAAGTCACTGCTGAAGATGTTACCGTCGAGGATGACGATATGGCATTCTTCGAGAAGTTGGCAGCAGAGTAATCTGTTTTAGAAAACCGTAGATGTTTTCAGGGGGACTTTGGTCCCCCTTTTTTTAGATTCTAAATCCGTAGTATTGAGGATGATTCGAGTCAGCAGCAGAAAGGCGATTAAATGTATTGTCGTCTGAAAACACTCTGCCAGTCTTAGAATCTTCTGGTGCTTTGGCAACAATTGTTCTGCTATTGTTTATAATTGTTGGTGGTGACGATTTCATTTCTGCATTATCTTTCATTGTGTTCATCATATCATTTATTTGATTTTTCTCACTATTCATTCTAAGAATTTCATTTGTGTCCCTTGACACTGGACTCATGTTATTGTATTCATTAAACAAATCATCTTTAGAAGATTCTAGATCAGAAAATTCTCCAGCTGCTGTTTTTTTATTGAAATCTCTTAAAGCCTCTGCACCTTGACCACCAGTATAAAAATCTAGATAAAGTTGTTTGAATCTTTCCCAAGGATTATCTCCAAAACTATAAGAATCATCCTCTTCTTCTGGTCTCAATGGTCCTTGATCTTCATCACCAATTACGTCAATTGATTCTAGATCCTCACCTTCCAAATCATCATTGCCAATAACATCAATCGATTCTAGATCCTCATCAGCTAAATCATCAACTGTAGAACCAATCACATCAATTGATGCTAAATCCTCATCAGCTAAATCATCTGGTGGTGCTCCACCCTCTTTTTCAACTTTTGTATATGTTGCTTTTACAGATGAGAGTTTGTAAGATTCTGGTGTCTGTTGATCTATTCCAAATGCTGTATCAACCAAATCACTAAATTTTTCAGAAACAGTTGGAGGAGTTGGCTGAACTTCCTGAGCCTGTTGTGTTTCAGTTTGGGATTGCGCATTCATTAATGATTGCAAAACCATTGGATCAATTCCATTAATATCGCCAAGATCTGGCATGATCATTGGCTGCATAGTGGCGTCTGATTGATTTGGTGTGGGATTATAAGATGTTTGTTGTATCTCCACTTGTTGAAGATTTTTTTGATTTGCCATTATAGAACGAATCAAGCCTGGATCCAAACCAGAATAATTCAATTCATCTAATGCGGAATTCTGGGTTGTCTGTAATGCTGCAGCAACATTCTTCATACCTGAATCTTCTGTCAATTTTGTGGTATTAGTTTTCTTTGCACTTTCTTCATTCTTTATCGCATTACTTAGAAATTCTTCAAGTTGATCATTCGACATCTCAGTATTAACTGTTGTCTGATTTGGTTTTGTGTATGTTGGCTCTTCTTTTTTAACTTCTTCTTTAACCTTATCAGCTAAAGCAGAAGCGATCATGTTGTTGATTGTTTTAGTGTCAGTCTCAACAACCTTATTGACCATATCACCAGCATCATCTTTAAATGTCTCAGCAACTTTAGATGTTCCAACAAACCCGCCACCACCAAAGCGTTCAGCAAAACTATTGCGCAAATTTTCTCCTCTTTGAGTAAAACTGCTCATTCGTTCGTATGCATCTTCTTTTCCGATCATTTATTCTTTCTCTGTAATTGTTTTTCTCTAAGTTTGTCGTTCTCTTCTTTCACATGTTGCGCTACTAAAGAAACATACGTTGCTCTTTCCCACGGAATCATTTGCTCAAGTTCCGTAAGACTATAACCATGATGCTGCATCAATGCAAAGTTAGTCATATAGTATGTTTTCAAATTCTCATTACGAAGGCTTATACGAAAAAATCGAGGAGACCCTCCAGTTTGATAGTATGCTTTTTATTGCATTTACCACAAACTAATTCGTTTTCGTATCTTAAAATTGGCATACTCATAAAAAAGTTTTTAATCTTTCTATACTGTTCAGTTGTTAGATTGTTTACAAATTCCTCAAACTCGCCTGGTTGCATCTCATCAATTTTATAAACCTGATTTTCATCGTAAAGATATTCAGTACATTGTTTGAGTATTTCAACAGGTGCATCTTTCGTACTTAATTTTTCTATTAGAACTTTCGAAACACTTATTGTTGGATAGTTTAATTTAATTCCAACTCCATTTGAAAGAGCAATCGAGTTATCTAATGGCTTATGATCAACTGCAACTTTAAGCAGATCAACTTCTAAATCCATCTTACTCTTACATCGTTTCTTTCCATCAATCACATTCTCACAAACGTATTGAAGAGAAACAACTTCTCCAATCGATCTTGCTCTTAAATTTAAAAACAAAAACTCGATTTCATATAACGGTAAAGTCTCAACATCCAAATTATCAAGAACGCAGTTTCTTACAATCTGTTTAATTGCATCAAGACTGGTCTCATAATCTCTAGACTCGAGTGCCATTAGAAGAATCTTTTCTTCTTTTACAACAAATGGTCTGAAGGTTATCTCTTTTCCGATTGATTTAATCTCAAGTTTATATGTCGGCAAATCAATTTTTGGTATAGCCATACTCTAACTCCATTAATTTATCGTGTGCCAATCACATCGATATTGTCCAATACATCACCTGGTCTTCCAATTACATCAATATCTCCAACAACTTCTCTGCGAGGAGGACGACGACCACCACCAGGCTCACCAATCACATCAATGTCTCCAACAACTTCTTGTCTTGACGGAATAGTGTAATCAACAAAACTATAATTTGGTGCTTCTGAGTCTCTTCTTTCGTATGAGTCAGCGTTTAAACTTCTCCAATAGCGATAAGAGAATGAGATATCTAATCGCACTGGCTCTTGTTCTGCCCACGATCCTTTGATCTCAGACATTGCAATTGGAAACACCTCATACATTCTAAGACCATAAGATGGTCCCTGCCCATCCTCTCTAATTTGAAGAATGTCTATTTCTCCAATAATGTCATCTCTGTATCGAAAGTCAAATTTGTTTTCTTTTGGATTAATGTAATTCATCCAAGAATCGAAAAAGATTTTTTGTCTCATCCAATCATCAACTAGAAATGAGATTGTAACATCTCTATACTCGCTTCTGGTCGGAAAGGTCATTGGGGGACCACCGAAATATATCGATCCAGTTGTAAACTCAACTCCAGGCATAGAAACTGACTCTGCATAATAAGTCAGATACTCATCTTTATTGTTATAACTCAACACTCCAAGTAGTTCAGCAGGAGGCTTTATCTGGATTGCAATTCGATTAAGTTTTGAAATTCCTCGATCACTAATTCGAGAAACAAAATCACTAATGTTTAATGCTTTTTTGGTGTTTATTGCCATCAGGCACCACTCCTAATATTTTGCACTGGAAGAAAGCATGCCGTTTCCCAATTATTTGGTTCGATATAAATCATCGGAGATGTCATTTGATCATAGAGATATCTGCGCATACAACGGCTAATGCTTGAAAAACGACTCATGTTCTTGAGTAAATCGTACGAAAGATTAAATCTTGTCGAATCATCATATTTATCGTTATTCAAGAAGATTGTCAGCCCATCTAGAATCGAGATTCTTTCTCCTGGTCCGAGCCAGTGAAGATTGATTGCAGTGAATCCATCGCCTGTTACAGTTGTTGGGATGACCAGTGGAAATTCGTCCCACTGCGGAAGTTTTTCTTTTGTTAACGGATCATAACGAAACATAAACATCTTACCAACAACAGCAAATGGC